GTCCGATGCTATGGACGTGGCTAGGCGCGCAACAGCCTTCCGTACTAAGTTTGCATCCTCTGATATTTTTAAGGAGCAGACAATATACGGGAGTTATACGTTCCCCTTCGATAACGACGTTTTCGTTCCATTCGAAGGTGTTGAGCTGGAAGCACGCTCTAAGATAAGGCTGTCGGTTAATCCCGATAGTCTGCTTGCAGGGCTTATTCCGGTTCGTTCGTTGGGATTACTTCCGTCATTCTCGTCGCTCTGGGATATTCTCCCCTGGAGCTTCGTGATAGATTGGTTTACCGGTATCGGCGCCAATCTGGACAATGTCGACACCTCGCTCTTCTTTTTAGGGCTTGATGTTCGATATTCCTGCAACTCTATCCTAATCAGATATGAGTTTACGGAAGACATCCTTGTCAGCAATGACATTGATGTTGTGTCTGACGGACCTAGCAATGAGGGGTTCGGTTACAAGCATTTCGGTCGCTATGTCCTTCCGGGCATAGTTCCCTTGGTGCCTACGACTTTACCCATCTACGGATCAGTGGGTGTTCCTGATTGGACACTCGCTGGTTCACTGATCTATAAACTCATAACCTAATGAGAGTAGGTCACTGGTAGTCACTTCATAGTCCAAGCGGTATTATCCGCGGTGGAGTGTTACTCCTTATATTCAAACCTTATGGTTCGAAAGGAGCCTAAGAAAATGACGCGCAGTATTCTAGGTATTGACTCTATTCCGGCCGATGTTGGATTCAACTCTGTCGATCTAACCAATTATGCGTTAGTCGATATGAGTTTGGTCCCCAACGGTCGGGAGGCTCTGTACCAACGTATTGTAGGTGACGTGCAATTTCCTCTAACCGTCCGAGTCGGATACTATCCGGCGAAGGGCGGGAACGGATCTACTAACATTTCGATTCGTGTCAATAGCTTCGTTCAAGAAGTTGTCGATACGGTCGTGGTTAGCACGTTACCCTGCAGCGCGACAATCGCGACCTCTATGCCAGGCGTCCTCGGAGTGCCCGATGTGACATCTTATAAAGAGATGTTACAGAATGCACTGTCTTGGTTTATGCCTACCATCACGGCAGAAGCTTTTGCCGATGAGGTCGTGACCAGCCTTCAGTATGGCATTGTTACCAACTACCAAGTTGGCTAATGATGCTGTACCGGTCTAGGGTTAGCATACCCTCTAGCACTGGTACCTACGTCAAATACCTCGACGTAGGCACTATGTGCGACCAGCTGCGATTAGATCATGGCGTGAATTACAATAACGTCACACTCACGATTGCAGCCTGGATGTCATTGATTGCGGACTCCCCGGTTGATGCAAGAAAGCCCCCAAAAGTTTTGAACCGATTTCTTTCGAGATTGGTCCGTGACCTCAAGGGCACTATTGCGTCTTTCTCTGGCCTCGCTCACGCCGTCGCTTTATCGCTTCGACATGGGCAAGAAGGAATCATTATTGATCCTTTTCTTAACGAGTTGCAGGATACTCCGATTTTTCGGGAATACTTGCACTTCGTCAGAACCAGAGATCCTCATGTACTCACCTTCGTTTTGAGTTTTCTCTCCTTCGGGAAGAAGATTTACTATGAAGATGATGACCTCAATGCCATTGCCTTTCGCAAGTGGCAGGAGGTTGAGGAGCGGGTCGGAAACTTAGTACTTCCCAGTTTTTCGAGTAATCTTCGGACAGTAATGTCCTGGATATTCGAGGACTGGTCGGTAGACGACTTCCTTCCAAGACATGGAAGGGGTTCCGTCTCCGAATCTGGAGTGCGAGGTATTAACGCGAAGAACGCGCAATTTTCGTCTAATAAGAGGATCGAGTGGACCTATTGTAGGCCCAACAACATCCTCCTACCTAACGAGGTTGCAAATTACGCGTTACCGGCTATGGAGACCGGATCAACTGAGAGCAAGATTGCCTCGAGGTTGAAGTTCGTACCAAAAGACTGGAAGACGACACGGTCCATTTGCATGGAACCGATTATTTTCCAGTGGGCCCAACAAGGTGTCAGGCTCTGGTACGAAGCTCACTTATCAAAGTCCGTTTTACGGGATCATGTTTTTATACATGATCAGAGGATGAATCAAGAAGCATCCATGTACGGCTCACGCGAGTCTACTATGGATACCATTGATCTTTCCTCTGCTTCTGATAGCGTGTCATGGGATCTGGTTAAAACCATTTTCCCGGCAAAGGTCCTTCGACACTTGGCCGCTACACGCACTCGAGTAGTAGAACTTCCTTCTGGGGAAACTCTGCAGATTGCAAAATTTGCACCCATGGGGTCGGCACTGTGCTTTCCAGTACAGTCTACTATATACTCTGCCATTGTGTTAATGGTAAGTATAGCTCAAGCTTTCGGACGGGATTGGAGAGCACCTGGTGCTCTGGATGGTATTGATCTTTGGGCTGCACATAAAACTGTGTTCGCTCAAGGCCTTTACGCCGACCAGAGTAATAGGTATCTTCCGTTCAGATGCTATGGCGACGACATTGCATGTGATAAACGTGCAACGTCTAACGTCATCGAGGCCCTATCTGCTTTGGGGTTTAGCGTGAATGTGGGTAAATCGTTCACAGGCCAATCGGCCTTTCGGGAGTCCTGTGGACTCTACCATTTCGATGGTAACGACGTTACTCCGTACATGTTGAAAATCAAGCAGATAGCAAGAAGGGTAAGTATCGACACGCTTGGTGGAATTATTTCCCATGCCAACCGTGCTCTGGAATTCGGGTATCTTCATCTTCGGAGATGCCTTATCCAATTCTGCCAGTTCTATCCCGTTGAAGGGATCCAGACTGGTAGATCCGTAAAGTCTAATCCTATCCTATTTTCCAAGGATCCGGACGACTCTATGGCGATACTTAGTAGTAATCCTGTTAATTCTCACCTCAAAGAGCGTGCGGACCGTATTGGACGTGAGTCCGATACTAACGTACGCTTCCAGAGAGATGAGGTTCGCAGCATCACTGCTCGACCACTGGTCAAACGTAAGATTGATCGTAATTACGACAATTATCGTTTGACTGTGTGGTGGCGCTCGCGATATGGCAGGGGTGGAACCGACGTGATGTCGGCTCCTGCCACAATCGACGCCCTTGGGACGGGCGTGGCTTGGCGTTGGACTGCCAAGTCAGCATAGTTCCATACAAG